GCAGAAACGGGCGCGCGGTCAGCTTGCGCGTGCCGAACTCCAGAAAGCGCCAGTAGTAGGGGTCGTTCGGGTTATTGGCACCGGCTGCGCCGAGCCGTTTCTGTCGGGCGCCGCGCAAGGGTCGGACACTGACGAAGACGCCCACGTCGCCGGCCCGTCGCGCGAACTTCGAGGTGCGGATGCTGATCGCGCGCTTGACGGTGCCCGGTCGGTGGTTGATCTTCGGCTTCTGCCGTACCGGCGCTGCCAGACGCGCGTCGTCGCGTACCAGCCGCGCTGATACGCGCAGGGCTTTTAATAGTCCCTTGCGCCTGAGCTTGTCGGGCACCTGCGCGAGGACGCGTTTCAGTTCCTCGACGCCCTGCAGTCGGACGGTGATGTCACTGCTCATGGTCAGAGTCCGTTCCGGATGCCGTTGATGGCGAGGATTTCCAGCGTGTGGCGGCCGGCGCCGACGTCAGTCAGCATCACGATGTCGTAGGGCTCGTCGTGCCACAGGACACGCTGCTCGCGCACCACATCCGCCCGCCACCGAATCCGAAACCGGACGTCGGCGGCGTACCGGGTTTGCTGGGCAGCGAAGAACTCGCGTCCCTTGAGCGGCCAGGCCTCGGCCCAGAGCGCATGGTCGGCGGTGTCGGTGACCACGTCGCTCCAGCTGACGACTTCCTCACCGATGGCATTGCGGGTGACGCTCTTGGCCTGCAGCCGGATGCGCTGCCTGGCCTGGCCGGGATTGAAGGTCGCGGTCATGCCAGCACCACCCTGTACGGGTCGAGCAGGCCGTCGATGAACGACAAGGATTCGATCTTGCCGCTCGCCAGCAGGGCGGCTTCCTCGCGGTGTGCATAGAGACTGCCCACGCGCAGCTTGATCCAGCTCTTGATCCCCGCGGGGACGCTGGCGGCATCGCCGTAGCCCGCAGCGAAGACCAGCGTTACGGCCCCGATCTGCGGCAAGGAAACGGGCCAGGCACTGCCGAACACCGGCGTCACGCGCGCCGGCTCGCAAGCCGTGTCCACGGTGTAGTCCGCTCGCGGCATGGTTTGTGTGGTGCCGGCCATGTCCAGGTATCGGATGGCAAACACCGACTGGACCGGGCATTTCGGCAGCAGGATCGCGTGCGCCGGCAGCGAGAACGTCAGTCCCGTAGGAACGCCCATCAGGCTCGGACCGGGAAAGCTATCCAGTATCAGCTTCCAGCGCGCGGTGACGAACTGACGGCCGGTGAGCATTTCTGCGGCTTGCCGTGCCGCGGAGATCAGCGAAGCAATCAGCAAGTCGTCGTCCGTAAAATCCACCCGCAGGTGGAGCTTGGCTTCGGCGAGCGACACCGGTTCCTCCCCGGCTGGGGTGATGAGTTGCAGCGGCATGGGATCAGATCGCCTGGATCACCGCGGCCTGGTTGAAGACCTCTGCCGTGGCGTAGCGCGGATGCACACCGATGAGCTTGCCGGCGACGATGCTGGCGGCGACGTCGACGGTCAGCGACAGACGCAGGAAGGCGAACCCGTTGTTGCTGTCGAGGTTCTCGGGCCTCAGGTTGATCAGCACCTGCTTGTTGTCGCCGCTGGCCTTGACGATCTGCCGGATCGCCTTGCCGCTGACGTCCTTGGCGCCGGTGCCGGTGGCGTCCCGCGCCTGCTGGATCTTGGCGTCCAGGGTCGCCGCAGCGCCGAGAACGCCGGTCTCGACCAGCGCCAGAAACGCATGGAAATTGGCGACCGATACCCAGGCGGTGGTGACGGTACCGGCGGCCTGGCTGGCGGGGTCGATGGTGGCGAGAAGCGACAGCGTTTCGCTGCCCTTGAGGTTGGGGTACATGGACGTCTCCTGTGGAAAAATGGTTCGTGCCTCGCTCAGCGCGCGGCGAGCTGGATGTAGGGTGAGAGCGCGTGGGCTCCCTTGGCCGGGGCGATCGGGTTCTGGATCTTCGATTGGCCGTCCATGCGGAAGGTGGTGCGAAAGGCGGTCAGGTCGGCGTCGAAGTAGAGGTGCATCGAGGTTGCGGTCTGCATGCCGCCGGCCTTGGTGATGGTCTGGTAGTACGAGAGGTCGACCAGCAGCACGTCGCCCTGCGACGAGAAGGTGTTGGCGTGCTGCGAGACAAACACCGGGCGGCCGAGCAGCGTGCCGTAGGGCGAGAGCTGGATGCCGCCGACCGACTGGCCGACCGGCAGGTAGATCGGGTAGTTGCCGAGCGTCAGGGTGAACAGTGCCGGCAGGACGTCGTTGTTCACGATCCACACTGCGTTGGTGAAAGAGCCCGGCGGCAGGCGGGCGATCATCTTGGCGAGGTTCTGGGTCAGCAGGGTTTGCGTCGCCTGACCGGATTCCTTGGCCACCGTGACGATGGCGCCGCCGTTCATGCAGCCGAGCGGGATGCCGTTGCCGGCGCCGAAGAGGATCGACTCGTTGGCTTTCCAGCGAATCGACACCGCCACCTTCTCCGGCAGGTAACTGGTCAGCGCGTTGGCGTCGTCGAGCAACTCGTCGGTGGTCGGAACCAGCGCCATCAGTTTCTTGAGGCGCAGCGTGGCCAGACCCAACACCGGCTTGGTGGGGGTGCCCGAGGCCGCTTCGCCCTGCCAGTAGGCGCGGATGCCGTTGGTCCCCCAGGGCGTGGTCTCGTCCTTCGGAAACGCCATGCTGTTGCCACTGATCTCGACGTTGTCGGTGAGCGGCAGCAGCGAGTCCTCGCCCAGCGACAGCCTGAAGATCTCCTGGGAGAACTGCGGCGGCACGAGAAAGCCGCCGTCCTGGCCGACGGCCTCGTTGCCGTAGTTGCTGGGTGCGGCGGCGCCGATGCCGCCGAGCAGCAGGCGGGCGTCGATCGACTGGCCGGGTTTGTCAGCCTGATAGACGGCCTGCATGAATTCGCCGACGGACCCGAAGCCGCGCCGGGGGTCCGCTTCGCGGTTGTCGGTGACGATCGGGCCGATGACGTGGTCGACACCGATGCGTGCTTCATCGGCGATCAGGGCGGCTTCGCGGTCGATGGCTGCGGAGGCGGCGTCGATGCGGGCGCGCAGGGCGTCGAAGGCGGTCACTTCGTCGTCGGTCAGGTCGCGGTTCTCCGAAGCGGCGAGGTCGGTCAGACCGCGCGCCTCTTTGACCAGGGTGGTCTTGCGAGCCTGAAGCTCGCGCAGTTGCTTGCTCATGTGGTTCTCCAAAAGCAAGAACCCGCACGAGGCGGGTTCGAGGGGCGTAAAAAAACCGCCGGGAGGCGGTTTGAGTAGGGGACGACCGACGGGTCGTTTTAGAGCGGGGCGAGGCTCAACGGAGCGTCGCCAGGGCAGAAGACTTCAATCGGTTGCGCTTCGGTAGTTCTGGGGGAACGACCGTTGAAAGCTTGGTTGCTGCCCTTCAAATTTGGCGAGTCACCGGCAGTGGACGACCTTGAGCGGAAGTAGCCAGATTTGGAAAGCGGACGCTCAACGTAAAGCTACCCGGCGCTACGCGGCCTCATCGCACAGCGTCCGTGTTGATGGATGGGCTAGGGTTCGACACTTAAACTCCGCGACGCCAACTGCGTTTCTGTTTTCTCGTTGTCGGATTTACCAAAGTAGAACAGGCACGAAATAGCCGAAGCTGTAACGGCCAGCACACCAATCTTGAAATAGTCTGGCTCCAATGAAAAAGAGATTGGCCAGAGGCTCTTAAAGATAAGCAGCACCCAGAACAGTGAGATAAAAACGCTCAGCCCTTGGTTGATTTTGCTTACTGAGTATTCGCCGGGTGCTGTTAAAGGGTTTTTTCTAGCCACCCCCTTTGCGATAGTTTTGTACAGGGGGCCAATCACTTGGTCTTCGAGAAGGTCAACATGTCGCTCCCAGTTATTTTGCCAAAATTTACTTCCTCTGTTAACCAAATACCATGCAACGGAGAACAGCAATCCAAGGCTCGAGAAGACCAGAAGAAGCCACGAGTCGTCACCGCTAGATGTTTTGTATACGAGAGCATACCCAGCGAGGGCGGCACCGATAAATGTCCAAAAATAGGTGGCTCGCTTCCAGTACAGTTCAATTTCAAATTTTCGAATGTCCAGCGCAAGATAAAGAGCTTTTTCGGCCTTTGGCAAGCGCCCATTATCAAGTGGGGCTGCGTCCGAAAACTGTTGCTCATATTCTTGCTGGTTCATAGAATCTCAGAAAAGTAACATCCAAAGTCCAGACTAACCGAAAATTCCGAATTGTCTATTGCACTTAGTGTTGAATTGCGAACTCTCTGGCGTGAAAAAACTCGAATAATTTACTACCGATTTCGCCGGAAACCATCCCATACCCACCAAGCAAGCCAACAGCTAGCGATGGGGCCGATCCCAAACAAGGTGATTCCAAAGGCGCTAGTTCTGAAGTCTTTGAAAGGATCCATTAGATAGCCGGCAATCCATAGCAAGATCCAGATCACCGACACTGCGATACCTAAACGGCGTTTCCAGCTAATCACCGCGATTTCCTCCATAATGCCATAGCAATTTTATACAACCGCAGTTTTGCGCCATAACTCCGGCTCCTCTCACTAACTCGTCGTCGCTCGGAACGCTAGAAGCCTTACCGTGGCAGGCTCTGCGATTTATGTTTGCTGTTTCTATAAAGCACTAAGAATCGTGAAAAGCGGCAACTCGTGAGCTAGGTCGATAGCATACACCTAGGCCGCTTCAATGGCTGCTTTGGGCAGACTTCTTCACTGTCTCTTCTCGGCCGCTCGCACTCATTGGAATTCTAAACCGGAACGGCCGAAGACGCGTGCAAAGCAGCCCATAGATCAAGCAATTCCACACATCATGCTCGGGTACCCAAGATCTCGAGTTCCCGTTGCGCCTGAGCCAAGCGACTCACTTTCGGTTTGGCGATCGACCTGGCAGCCCTCCGCATCTTCCTCACGACCTCGTCGAACGTGGCCACCCCATCGATCATGCCTTGCGCCTGCGCAGCGTCGCCGCCAAGCACACGACCCTGACCCATCCCCTCGCGCACCTGCGCAATCGGCACGCCACGCCCACGCGCCACCGCTTTGGTGAAAGTTGCGTAGTAGTCATCCACACGCGACTGCATGAAGCCCTGAGCGTCCTCGTCGAGCGGCACATACGGATTGCCCTCGACCTTGTATTTGCCTGCCGAGATCAATGTCGGTTTGACGCCCTTGGTGACAAACGCCTGCGAGTAATCGAAATGCGCCTGCCAGACGCCGATCGAACCGACCTCGCCACCCGGCGTGACGTAGAACTCCGACGCTGAGCAGCCGATCCAGTAGGCAGCCGAAGCGGCGAGACTATTGGCGATCGCGACGACCGGTTTCTGCCCTCGGGCACTGACGATCTCGTCGGCGAGTTCGGAGACGCCATAGACGCTGCCGCCCGGGCTGTCGATGTCGATCAGAATCTGACTGACCGAATCATCGGCCAGCGCCTGGCGCAGGGCAGACGCAAACTGCTGCGTGCTCACGCTGCCCGGGCCCGAGACATCGTCGACCATGTTGCCGCGCTGGGTGACCACACCGTACAACGGCAGGACAGCAATCCCGCCACTGGACACCGCCGCGGTCGCCTGCCGGCGTGCCTCCCGCACGTTGCGGTCAGCGGCGATCGATGCCAGGACGTCCTCACCAGCCGGAACGTCCAGCGACCAGCGCGCCAGGACCGCCGTCACCGCATTCAATCGTTCGGGCATCAAGGCCCAGGGGGTGGCCAGAAATTCAGCAACCAGCAAGTGGTGGTTCATCGTGTCATCCCCATGGTCATTCGGTCTGTACGTCTTCATCGTCTTGCGGCCCAGTCACATCCTGCGCAGGCCGCTGGTCCTGCCCGGCATCGCCCTCCAGATCCTCCGCCGAACCTTCCTCGACCATGTTCAACGGCCGCAGCGGCTCATCCAGCCCGTCGAGCGGATTCAAGTTCTCGGCGATGCGCGCCTCGTTGCGCGTCAGCCATCCGTTCTGGATCCCGCTCTGGTAGTACGACGACCGGCTGGCGGCGTCGCCGCGCATCAGGTTCGCGAAGTCGAACTCGACTTCCAACTCGTCGCCATCGAGCAGCAACTCTGACTCGATGCTTGCTTCCCACCGCTCGGCCCACGGCGTCATCGTGTGCATGACGAATTCCAGGCTCTGCTGCTCGATGTTCGAGAAGGTCGCGCGATCGAGATCCGCGATCATGTGTGGCGGCACGCGAAACAAGCGCGCGATGTCGGTGATCTGGAACTTGCGGAGTTCGAGAAATTGCGCGTCCCGGTTGGTCACGCCCACCTCGTGGAACTTCATGCCGTTTTCCAGCACCAGCACCTTGCCGCGGTTGGCCCCGGACTGCGCCGCCTGGTAGGACTCGCGGAACACCTTCTTGGCCTCGCTGTCCTTGAACGACCCCGGAAACTCGATCCAGCCGCCGGTCGGCTTGGCGTCGTTGGCGAAAAAGCGCGCGCCGTAGTCCTGCGCCGCCAGCGCCATGCCCAGACTCTCGCGCGCCAGTTCGATCGGGCTCATGCCCATCAAACCGTCCGACGACAGACCACGCAGATGCCAGATCTCGCCGCGCGGTAGTATGGCTTCCACGCCGAGGCGGTCGGTCACCCGATAGCGGTAGTCAGCGGACGGCATCAGTTCCATGCGGATCCGGTCCGGGTGGATCGGCATCAGTTCGACGATCTCGCCGCGGCGGTTGGCCACGATCCGGTTGTAGGCGTTGCCCCTCAACGCCAGATGACCCTGCAACATCTCGCGCCACTCATACGGGTTCTGGTAACGGTTCGGACGTTTCGCCAGCACGCGGTACAGCCAGTGATCCGTCACCCGGTCCTTGCCGCCATCGGCGCGTTGCCGGTAGAGTACAAACGGCAGGGACGCCATCGTCTCAGCCAGGATACGCACGCTGGCGTACACCGCCGCTAGGCGCATGGCGTTGTCCGCCGAGACTCGCATGCCGCTGGAACTCCGCATCGTGACCGGCTCGAACCAGAAGTCACCCCCTGGCGAACGGTCGTCACTCGAGGCCATCCAGCGCGAGAGAAAGCTGAACATCCCCATCAGAGCATTACCAGTTCGTAGTCCGCACCGAGCACTACCTGAGTGCCGGGCGTGATCGCCCGCGACAGTGCCATGATCAGCGCAACGATGCCGTCGATCTTGTTCTCCGGGCGTTCCTTGCGCGGATAGATGTTGTCCTTGGCGTCCAGGTGCGCCACGACGTTGCTCACCATCCAGCTCAGCACCGGATCCCCGTCGTGGATCAGTTTTCGTTGCAGGACCAGCGCCTCCAATGTCTTCATCGGTTCCGAGAAATTGAGCACCGTTGGTCGTACCTCGATCATCGGCAGTCCCTCGGCCAGCATCCGGGTCGACAACTGCGTTGCCTGGAACGGGTCGAAGGCCACTGCCTGGATGGCAAAGCGCGAGGCAAAATCGACCAGGTCAGCTTCGATCCAGGAGAAATCGATCACGTTGCCCGGCGTCACCGTCAGCCGGCCGCTGCCCATCCAGCCGGGGTACTGGCTGTTGCCGGTGGCGTGCACCGTGTCTTCGGGCAGGTAGTAGCGCCCGAACACCGCAAAGCCGCCGTCGATTTCCGCATGCGCGAAGACCAGCAGCAGGGCGGCGATGTCGGTCTTGCTGGCCAGATCCAGTCCGATCCAGCACGGCTGTCCCGCATAGGATTCGATATCGAGCCCAGCGTCAGCGCAGCGATCCCAGGAGCGCATGTCCATCCACGCGGTGTCCGCATTAACCCACTCGTTCAGGTGCTTGGTCTTGAAGTTGTTCACCGCACTCGGCATCTGCATGGCCTTGGCCTGCAGCGGCGCCAGCACTTCCGGACGCACCGAAATGCCCCAGTTGGGATTGGCTTTGATCAGTGACTCTTCCAGTGTCCAGTCGTCGCCGTCATCGAGTCCATAAACAATGCCGAACTGGCTGTCGTCGGCGAGTACGCCGTCGAGCAAGCGAGTGACGAAGGTTCGGATCTCGTAGCAGATCCCCGAGCGGTTGCTGCCGGCGGTGGTGATCACCCACAAGAGCGAGTTGTCGCGCTTGCCGGTGCCGGTCTCGACCACGTCGTAGACGGTGCGGGTCTTGTGCGCGTGCAGTTCGTCGATACAGCCGAAGTGAATGTTCAACCCGTCGAGCGTCGAGCCTTCGGCAGAGAGTGCCTCGAACTTCGAGCCCCTGGCCAGCACGTGCAGGTTGTGCGCCCCGACGCCGACGCCGAAGCGTGTCCGAAACCCGGCCGACTGGCGGGCCATAGTCTGTGCGTCGCCGAAGACGATGCGCGCCTGGTCGCGGGTGGTCGCCAGCGAATACACCTCGGCGCCGCCTTCACCATCGGCGGCCAGCATGTACAGGGCCA